ACCTGAAAGGTGCCACCTGACCAGATTACCTGCACCCCCTGCAGGTAGCTGGCCCATGTTGCCTGTACGAACTCCGTCGCCGTGCGCACAGCCTGCGCCACGTTGGAGTTGCTTCGGGATTGACCCATGGCGTCAAGGTTGCGCATGATCTGCCGCATCGACGCCTGCGCATCCCGCACGTCAACGTCAAGGTTCAGAATCAAGCGCTCACCTCCTACAGGTCATCCCGATAGCGCAGGATCAGCTTCCGGGGCATGTGCTGACCCTCGATGCCGTCCCGACTCTGTGGCAGTTGGTTGTAGACGATGTAAACGGGGTTGTGCCAGTAGGTGACGGAGTACTGGGCGCCCGGAACCGGGCCGCGCCCTGCCACCCAGTCAATCTTATTCCCTACCACCGTGAAGTCGGTTTCTACCGTGTAGTAGGTCACTTCACCAGTGCTGGGGTTGGCCGTCAGCACGAAGTCAACAGCCGGGGTCCCATCATCGTTCGTAGCGATGCCTTCGTAGCGTAGGGTGTCGGCCGGGCGCTTCTGCTGAGCTTCCCCACGAACCAAGGTCTCATGGGACCGGAACATGGCATCAACCAGTGTAAACTTGTCCCATTCACCCGCCGGAAAGAGCGGGTTGTCTTCGAAGAAGAACGATTGAGCGGTCGGCTGGCGGCGAACTTCAGCGGCGATGGTTGCCACCAAGTCTCCCATCTTCCAGTCGCCCATTCCGTTAAACTCCTTCGTCAGAACCAAACCCGTCACCAGAATCCCGTCAGCTTCAAAGACGGGTGGCAGGTATGTGTACCCGGTCCCGTCACAGGCCTTGCAGGTCATGGTAGGTTGGCCGGACTCCAGATTCCAGCAGGTGCACCGATTGGCGCGTTCCCACTTCACCTTGGAAGCATGGTTGGAGATGGCGCTGGCGAAGCGCCGGGACTCCATCGTTGGGGTGTGCCGCATAGCTGTGCCCCCTACAGGACAGTAAACCGCAGACCACGCAGGCGGTCCCGGTTCTCTTTGACCCACTCCGTGATCTCGGTCGCATAGATGGCCCGGCGGGCGCCGAAGGCCGCAAAGGACGGGCTGGACGTCTGCGACAGGCTCTCGGACAGACCGTCAAGGCTGACGCTGTAGCTCGACACACCCGGCAGGAAGGCATCGCCGGAGACGTCAAGCGCCATGATGGCCGCAAACCTTGCACACATGTCGGCGATGTCGGCGTTCTCCATCAGCGTCAGGTCCATACCCGCATCGTAGTCCACCCAGAAGGCGCCCGGCATGACATTCGCCCAACTCATGTGCGCCAGCGGGTACCCATTCACAGGGTAGGTGATCCCTGCGTTGGTCCCGTAGGGGACGATGCGCAGAAGACCGCTCTTCTTCGTCAGGTGAAGCCACTCAGCCGGGTACTCCATGAGCTTCTGGCCGTTGGGCACGCGCAGTTCCACCCTGTGCACCTTCCGCACGTGCCCCTGCCGAAGCTTTAAGGTCATGTGACCCTGCCCGAAGTCCTCTGGATGCCAGTCGTATGGCTCTTCCTCGATCTCGAAGTCACCTTCAACAACCGTTCCGTCAGCCTTCATCACGGTCTGCGTCAGTCCTTGAGCCTCACCGTTGCACCGGATCCGCTTCACGTCCATCTTGATCATCAGGTCACGTTCAAACTTCGACACGGCCCGGTTAATGTACCGGGCCAGTGTGTTTAGTTCCATCGTGGTGCCGAACTCGGTGGACAGAAGTGGCAGACCGAACAAGTAGTCCTTCTTCAGAAGGTCCGGCGTCAGCCATTCCGGGGTGGGAATGGTTTGACCCGCCGCCCGGTTGCCATCGGTAATGAGGTAGGCCACGGGTCCCACCATCCTTCCTTAGATGCCCTTCACCTTGTCGATCTCGGCCTGAATCTTGGCGATGCCCCAGTTACCCTTGGCCGGGATGCCCAGCGTATGAGCCTCCTCGATCAAGGCCTTCTTCAGGTCAACATCGTTCTCAGCCGGGGTCGGCGGAAGCGGAGCACCATCGCCATCCGTCTTCTCCGTAACAGGGTCTTCCTGCGCTGGGGCCGGGGTGGTATCTTCAGCGTTCTTCTCAGGGGCCGGGGTCTCCTGCGCCGGGGCCGGGGTCTCCTGCGCCGGGGCCGGGGTCTCCTGCGCCGGGGCGGGCGGCGGTGCCACCTTCACGGGGGTTTGGGGCGGCGCCGGGGTGTTGTCGTCATCCGGCAGGACCGTGTAACCAACGGCCTTCGCTTGGTTCAGGACGTTCTCGTCATCGTTCACGGTCCCGGTACCCTGCAGGAACTCGACCGCCGTTCCGGCGATGTAGACGATGCCACTGAAGGTCTTGTTCTCAAGCTCAATCTTCGGCATGTAGGTGTCCTCCTCTCATTATCAAAAGAGGGGCAGGGCCTATGACCCCGCCCCTCTTTGGCGCCGCTTCCGTTATTAGGCGTTCAGGGCGTCGTGCATGGCGCCCGGATCGAAGCCCGGCACCCAGCCGATGTTCTTGATGACGACAAACCGCTTGGCGTTGTACACCACGGGCATGCCGAACATCAGAATCATGAAGCGCTCGGCCGCAGAGATGCGGGCCAGCGGGAGCTTCATGAGCGGGGCAAGCTGGAAGAACCGAGCGGCCTGCTCCGGATCGAAGTCACCGATCAGGCACCGCGACGTACCGGGGATGTCGAAGTTCCGATCCACGATGACGGTCGTCGCACCCGCAGTGGCCTTGATGTCGAAGGCGTGCATGGCCTTGGTCGAACCGCCGATCAGCGAGCGGTAGACCTTGTAGTACCGGACACCCGCCGGGTTGGTGACGGTGATGGTGACCGCCTGACCAGACGCAACAGCGACGGTACCCGTGACCGGGGTAGACCAGCCCTTGGCGTTGACAGCCACGATGCTGTAGGTGTGCGTACCAGCATCGCCAGCCGCGAACTTCGAGGTAGCGTCAGCACCCGCCGTGATGGCTCCAGAAAGGGTCGGCGCAGACGGCGCCTCAGCGCTGGAAGCGCTGGTCGGGGCAACCTCGCCCTTCTGGATGAAGAGGTTGTTCTCGAAGGGGATGGTGCCATGGGCCGATTCGTACTCCTTGATCGGAGCACCAAGCTTCCCGTTGACAGCGCCCCACGTCGCCCGGCGGAAGTTGGTGGCCGGGTCGGCGCCGTCGCCCATGACGAGGGTCGCCAGAGCGGCCTTGTCGTAGTTGTTGAAGTAGGCGACTTCCGGGGCGCCATAGCCCTTGGTGGCGATCAGGTAGGCGGCCGCCTCGAAGACGCCTTCGTTGACGAACTTACCCCGCATGTCGATGACGTGATTCGGCTCGTCACGCTCGATCTGCGCGAAGAGCCCGTCCCACTGAAGCGGATCAAGCTGGGAGTCGCCGTAGAACAGGGCGTGCTCGGTCTGCTTGAGAAGCCACGTGGTGCCGTCCTGCGACTGCTTGGTGACCATATCGCCCAGCACGTTGCGAACGAGGGTGGCGCCGAGGGTGATGCTCCGGGTAGTACCGAGGAACTTCACCATCGCGCTCCGGCGCTCCCAAGACGAGTCTTCCTCGTTCGGCAGGCCGCCGTCGATCATAAACGGGCTGGACTTGCCACCGAAGGAGACCATGCGGTTGTACTCCTCAGTGGTGTTGTAGGCCGGACGCTTGCCCAGCTTCTTGAAGAGCTTCACGTGCCGCTCAGTGGCGAGGGAGATCTTCATGGTAGCTTCCAGCGACTGGGGGCGCAGGACGCTCATGTCGCCGCCGTACTGGCCGTAGGCCTCACCAGCCTGCCCGGTACCAAGCGCCTTGTTCAGTTCAGCCACGTTTTCGGCAGTATCGACACCCCAACCAGACAGGTTCAGGTGCCCAAACTGCTCAATCCCAAGGACATCAGCCATGCTCGTTCATCTCCTTCCTATTGTCAGCGAGAGTTGGTGGTGTTAGAGGGAGATGCCGATGGCAGACGCCACCTGCGGGCTCAACGCGCCCGTAACCTCGTAGCGGGTTACCTCGGCAGAGTCGATCTTGCCCGCAACAGCCGCCTCGACCAGCTTGTCCGAAATCTGGGCAGGCGTCAGGCCGGAACCGGACTGGGCGTCCTGTTGGCCGCCGATGGACTTGCGCAGAGTCTGGATTTCGCGGGTATTAACCACCGCCCGGCGCCCGGTCGGGGCCTCCGTCAGGCTCTTCAGCAGGTCGTGGACCTCAGTCATCTGGGCCTTCAGGGTCGTGTTCTCCTCCACGAGACCCTTAACCACCTGACCCACAACACCAAGGCTCTTGGCGAGACTGATGTTGAAGCTCTTCTGGGTGTCCAGCGACTTGCTCAAAGTGGCGCTGAAGCCGTCCACCGTGTCACCAAGCTGAGTCACAAGGGCTTCAAGGAAGTCGCTGACCTCAAGAGCGGCTGGGACGTCTGCATGGGACTTGATCAGGTCGTCGGCGAAGGACTTCTCGGACTCATCGTCCTCGTCAGCCTCCTCACCAGCGCCCTCGTCCTCATCCGGCTCCCACTCCTCATCACCAGCGCCCGACTTATCGCCAGACTCCTGCGACTCGGACTGGTCACCTTCTGCAGACTTCAGAAGCTCATCAAGGCTGACATCAAGGCTCTTAGCCAGATCCTCCATACCTAGTTCACCTCCTGCCAGCCTTTCAGCTAGGCTTTTTAGCAAAACCGCCCGGTCGTAACCGTAGCGGGCCGCTTCCTCTGCTACATCGGGGCTGTCAGCCAGCAAGTACAGATCGGTGGCGATCCGCTCTGGCGTGAAAGTCTCGATAGCCTTCTTCAGCCCCATGGCCCGGTGCATTCCACCCAGCCAGCGGCCAACTACCAGACGTACCCGCCGGGCAAAGTCGTTGTAGGCGGCGTTGGGGTCGCCGTCGCCTTCCAAGCTTTCCGGCATGATGGCCGCCATCCCCGCGGTGTCCAGCGAGAACTCCAGCGGGTCCTCCGTCCAGTCAAACGACTTGGCGATACGCGCCCAAGCCCCTGAATCCACCGGGTTCATGGTCAGCGCCACGTTCCGGATGATCGACTTGGTGACCCGGCCGGGGTCGTTGGGATCCCGCTTCACGGCGCCACCTTCGATGGAGAAGCCCATCCGGCGGCTTGCGCCGGACTTTTCGAGCGTTTCCATCTGCTCGACAATCTTCTTGGTGTACTTGTGCTTGCCGTAGAGCATCCCCTTGATGAAGAAGCCCTCTGGCGTGATGCGGGCCTCCAGTGGTTCACCCACGAACTGATCAGGCTGAACGATGCCCTTTCTGTCGTGGTGCTCCCATTTGATGTGACCCTTCTTTAGGAAGTAGCTGTAGTCAATCCCTTCAGGGACCAACTGCTCATCCTGCTCGTCCCGGCGCCCGGTGTTGGCGACGCCTTCGACGTAGACGTTGCCCGTCACCGGATCAACGGTGGACTTGGTGATCTCAACGCCCCATACGAGGCGGTCTTCCGGGCGAATTTCGGTCGTTTCCGTCGGACTCACCCCCTGAGAAAAACATGAAACGGCCTCGCCCATACCCCTGCCGACGCCCCCAGTTACGGGAGTGAGTGGATGAGGTATGAGCGGGCCGTCCATGAAGGACACGATTGTGCCGCTGGAACCAAGATACCACAGGTGGCTAATTGTTGACAATACATCAGGAAGGAAAACCCTCAAAGATGCCCGAATTTGTGCATCAGAAGGGGGTTTCCGGCATGTACGACGTCATTCTGACCGATCCACCTTGGAAGTATAACGCTGGCTATAAGACCAAAAAGGCTGGTGCCGCCACTGCGCACTACCCTACGATGCGACTAGAAGAGCTAAAAAAGCTCCCTGTTGCCAGTCTAGCGGCCTCCAACTGCGCTCTGTTCATGTGGGCTACGAATCCCAAGCTGGGTGAGGCTGTTGCACTCATGGAAGCTTGGGGCTTCACATATACCACAGTCGCCTTTGTCTGGGTCAAGACCTACAAGGACGGGCGCCCCATCTGCGGGCTAGGACACTACACCCGGAGCGCTACAGAGCTTTGCCTGTTGGGCATCCGGGGCAAAATGCCCCGTGACGACAACAAGGTTGGGCAGGTCATCTACGATCTGGTCCGGGGCCACAGCCGCAAGCCCGACGCACAGTATGAGCGAATCATGGCTCTCTATCAAGGGCGCCGCTACTTGGAGATGTTCGCCCGGCGCCCATGGGAAGGCTGGGATAGTTGGGGGAACCAGATCGAAAGTGCCCTTGATGCAGTTCAGGTGCTCGGTTAAAAGAAAAACCCCGCCAGATGGCGGGGTTATTTCGTTATCACGTGGCGGATGGTGGGCGCCAGCCGCACCGGGATCTCGACACCCCGTTTGCACTGAGGGCACTTTCCGATGGCCTTGCCGTCTGTCCGGAAGGTGGTAAGCCGTGTGAGCAGATGGAGATTCCCTTCCTCATCGCGGGTCATGAGGCTCTTCCCGCAGTGCGGGCAGGTCTTCTCGTAGTCGCTCACACGGTCCACCCTTTACTTGGAAGTTTGGAGGTACGGGGCCGCCTCAGGCGGCGGGGTGATGTCGTGCTTCTGCATGGCCGGGGCCAGCTTCTGCCAGATGGCGGCGATCGTCTCTTCACAAGTCTGCGGGTCATGAGCCATTTCCCGCCGGAAGCCGGGGATCCCCTGCCGGAAGTACTGCACCGTAGCGGCTACTTCCTTGGGACCCTCGTTCTCGATGCCCTTATACATGGCAACGTTGAACCGGGGTTCCTTGTTCGCCACGGTGCCCTACCTCCTCAGCAAGATAACGTGTGCAAGGTTGCCAAAGGACTTCGCCACGGCCAGTTCCCGTTCCTTCTGGGTAAAGCCGTGCTTCTCTGCCAGCCGGGCGGCCTGCGCCTCCAACTGGTCGGCCCGGCGGTTCAGGTTCTTCTGATGGACCTTCCAAGCCTGCGTGCTGAGCATTTCCGTGTAGTTCTCGCTGACCATCTTCCGCTGTTCGGGGTCCCACACCTTGCGGGTGCGCTCCTGATAGCGGTTCTGGGCGTTCTTCCGGACGTCAGCCGCCATCCGGGTCAGCGACTCGTGCTTGCGCCGGGCCGCTTCCACCGGGTCAGCCTTGGACGCCTTCTGGGCACCGAAGCGCTTGTGCTCGCCTGCCAGCGCCGCCTTGTAGCCTGGCCCGGCCGGAACGTCACCGACGAAGCCTTCAGCCGCTCGGGTAGCCTGCTCAACCGCTTGGATGTTGGAAACCTTGCGGTCGTGTGCGTTCAGGATGTCGTTGTGGATCGTACCCGGAAGGAAGGGTGACTCGACGGATACCGTGTTGTCAGCGCCCAGCGCCGCCCGCTTCCCCTTGGAGTCGGAGCGCCGGGTACGGGCAACCTTCTGCGCCGTCTTCTGCGGGTTCCATTCGTGGTCAAGGCTCAGGAACAGTTGGCCTGTACCGAAGTCCTTGCCCTCCTTGGCCGCCGAAGACATGATCATAATGTTGGGGCCGTTCCGGTCGTTGAACGTAGCCGCGCCCTGATCACGGGTCACGGCGTCATCCTCACCCGTGTAGGTGGCATGCTTCAGCTTCGGGTAGTCGCGTTGGATCTCCCGCACGACGTTCTCCAACACCTTGGTGCCCAGCGCTACGTACTGCGACGACAGGACAATCTTCGGCGGGACTTCCGGCTGACCAGCCGCCCGGCGGTTGGCATTTAGCTCTTCAAGGGCGCCCAAGTGCTTGCGGATGCGCTCACCCATCCATTTTGCCATGGGGCTGTTCTTGTGGAGCGGTACGAACTTCTTGCCATCCATCACACCGTGGAAGCCCGTCTTGGGGTCCGTATGCAGGGCCGCCACAGCCGCCGCCTCAGCGCCTGCGTCAAGCTCGTCGCCCGCATTCTTGAGCGCCCGTGCGTACTCCGTGTGTCGATGCAGGGCCTCCCAAGCGTCTGGGGCGTTCATGAACTGCTGAAGCTTGTTCACACCAGACAGGTAGCCCGTAGCAGATGACCCAGCGGCGTTGTCATAGCCCGTTGCCGCGTCGCCGCGAAGCTTGGAAAGCTCGTTGGCGCCCATCAGGTCCTTCTCAAGCTTGAAGTACCGCTCGTAGAAGTTCTTGTGGAAGTCGTCTAGCTGGTTCAGATCCGGGGTGTACATGTTGTAGTCGGCGCCCGACTTCAACTGCTCCACCTTGGTATTGAAGTGGGGGTGAACCGGGACCTTGGCGCCGTGGAAAGCGTTCGGCTCACCCACAACACCCTCTGGCCGGGCGATGTCAGGGAACTCAACGCCCACATCCTCACCCTTGCGGAATTGGACGTACTTCGCCAGCGTCTTGCCCAGTTCCTCCATCTTGTCCGGGTGGACCCGGATGACCTTGCCGCCCTTGCGCTCGAAGAAGTTGTTTAGGAACTCCTCCTTCGAACCAAGCCCGTGCTGGCCCATCGTACCCATGTTGACGAGGTTCCAAAGCTCCGTCGGGTCGTTCTCCATCGGCGTGCCCGACAGACCCCAGACGTTCTGGACGCCCTTGGCGCCCGCCACATCCTGCAGGGCCGTACCGCGCGAGCCGTCAGGCTTCTTCAGGTTGTGAACCTCATCCAGTACCATCGTGTCGAAGTCGCCCCCGGTGAACAGGTGGGCGTTCTTGGCGAAGAAGTCCTGCGACACAACGATGACGTCATGGTCCACTGTGCTCATGTCCAGTGGAGACTTGTCACTGTGCGCCAGATAGGGCGCCCGCAGGTCCTCTTCTGGTGTCACCGTACCAAACATGCCGCCCCGGCCGCCGCTAGGACCGCCAACCACGGCGATCTTGACGTTGGTGTGTCGCTTGAACTCCTTCAGCCAGTCCGATCGGATGCCTGACGGCGCCACGATAACGGACTTCTTCTGGGGCAGACCCGCCGCCTCAGCTTCAGCCATCTTGTCCACGATGCCCAAGACGCCTAGCTGGGTCTTGCCCGTGCCCATGCCGTGTCCAGCGACGCCACGCTTGCGGGTGCGCAGAAAGTGCACGCCCTGAAGCTGTGTGTCGTAAAACTGCTGGGTGGTCCACTTCTTGGAGTCTTCTTTGAGCAGGCGCTTGAGCGCTTCCGCCTTCTTCCCGCCCGCCTTGACGATCTCAGCAGGCTGGTACTTGGCCGCACGCTCTTCCTTGGTCAGGAAGCCTTCCGGCCGCGACTGCTCTTCAAGGTACTTGTTGGTAACCTCGTTGGCCTTGTCGGTCAGGGTGAAGCCGCCAAAGACCTCACGGAACTTGTCGAACTGGGCCAGCGACATCTTGGCCTGCCCGTTCTTGTCCACGGGGAGCTTCAGGTCCTCCGTGAACGTCTGCCGGAAGGCCTCCGGCACATGGGCAACCAGATGATCCTTGCCCCAGTCCAGAAGCGGCAGTGAGCCAGTCAGGGTGTCACGCTTGCGCACGTGGCTAAGCTGGGCGTTGTCGGTGCTGACCTTGAAGGTTTGGTCACCAACTCGGACGCGCATAACGCCCGTCTTCTCGCCATCATGCACATATTCATGCTCGATGACGCCTTCCTGCCACTTCGACTGGCCCTTCATCCGGAAGCGGATCCCGTTGCCCTCTTCGTGGGCAACCTTCTTCATGGCCGTGGTCTTGGTCTTGCCCTCAACCAGCTTGCCATTCTTGAACAGGGCCTTTTGCTTCTGCGCCGGGTCAGTTAGATCCGCTGAATCGGCGTAGAGCATCCCATCCCATGGGCCGCCGACAACGGTTGGGGTCCCCAGACCGTTGAACTGAAGCTGTAGATGGTGGTGGGCGCCCTTACCAGCCTCCCACTGCGAGTTGCTGATCGTCACCCATGCTTTGCGACCGATCGACTGGGTGATGGCAAAGTCCAGATCAAACTGAGACTGGATCCCGTTTGGCATGGAAGACGTGTTGAGCAACTGGCGCATCACCGGGTCCGTTAGCTGACCGTCAGCGCCTACATGGTAGGTAGCAATCCGGCCGTCCGGCATGCGCTTCTTGAAGGTGATCGACCCGTCATCGGCCACTTTGGGTACCAGATCTTCGGCCCGGCTCAGTTCCCGCTTGGCGGCCTTGCGCTGGACGTCGGCGGCGGCGTTATCCGTCTTCGACAGGACGCCGCTCCATTCATCCTCCGTCAAAACGGCCAGCTTGTGCGTGTCCTTGTCGGCGTAGTCGGCCCCGTACGCCCACTTCTCCATCAGTTCGGGGAGCATCAAGCCCTTCTTCCCGCCTGTGGTCCCGTGGACCTTATCGTAGGCCTCCTGCCCGCCCTTGGCGTCGTAGAGCATACCCAGCAAAGCGCCATAGCTCGACTCGTGCTTCGATACACCCTTGCCGCCTGCGTCATCGATGGACCAGACGTCACCCAACTGGGACGTCAAACCCTCGCCGCCCTTGGCGCCCTTGTCAGCCGCCTTACCCAGCTTGATCTCAAAGGCAACGCGCTTTCCGTTTGGCCCGGTTGCCATGTAGTAGCCGGGCGGCAGATAGCGGCGGCCTTCTTTGATCTGCTTGAAGTCGTCAGTAGAGCGGAACTGGTCCCGATGCTCCATGAAGCGTCGCCGCAGTTCTTCCACATCGTCCGTTACGTGGGCGGTCTTGGCGTCACGTGCTGACGCCGCATCCTGCTGGGCAAGCTCTTCCCCAACATCGTCGGTCTTCTCGTGGAAGTCATGCTCGGCCCGGACCTCGCCCTCATCATCTAGCTCCTGATGCTTGCCGGACTCCGGGTTGTACCCGGAGTCTGCATCACCAGAGTCATAGAGGATGGAAGGATTGTCCCCGCCCTGAATCAGGATGTGGTGACCGCCCCATGTGATCCACGCAGAACCGGGGTTGTCCTGCAGGAGTTGCTCCGACCAAGTAAGGGCGCCTGACTTCTGGCTGAGCCGCCCCTGCTGGTCTTTCACATGGGACTCAAATCGTTGGCGGCCTGCACCACGGACCCACTCACGCACCTTCTGGTTGCGCCGGGTCCGATCCACCGCCGACAGATGGCCGTTCGTGCCCATCGACTTCTGCAGGAAGTCAGCCGTGCTGATGGCCTTCTCCAGCAGGGAATCCGCCGGGAGGATCGGCTCGCCCAGCGTCAGGATGACGCCTTCAGCACCGTGCGCCCGTACAGTCGTCATGATGTACTCAGTTGGACCCAGCCTGTCGGCGATGGCATCCAGCGACTTGACCACGATCTGCCGGGTGGGCGCCCAGTCACAGACCGACATGTCCAGCCCGTAAGCGGCCAGCGCGTCTTCCAGATCGGACTCAAAGAGCGACTTCAGCAGGGTGTTTCCCAGCCCAAAGCCCTTCATAACCAGTTCCTTGATGTGGCTAACCGCATCAGGGTTCTTGGTCACGTAGTCCTTCAGCTTCTTCAGACCCCGGCTGTACCGCTGGCGGGCGTTATCGTGACTGATGCCCAGCGCCTGCGCAACGGCCGGGAAGTCGATCAGTTCGGCGCTACGCATGCCAGAACCAAGTCCGTGGCGTGCCTGAATGACGGCCAGTTCGTTCTTGTCCAGCCCGGCATCGTTCAGGATGGCGTTCAGACCAGCCTTCTGCGCCTTCCGGACCTCGCCCGCCATGGCCTGCCGTTCCGTGTCGTTCTCACCCGCAACCTGCTCGTGCTTGGCGATGGCCTTGTCGGGGTGATCAGCGTCGGTCACGTTCCGGTCAAGGCTGGTCGTCTTGTTCAGGTGGTACAGTGACTCCATGGCCGCTACCTTGTCGCCCGTGGCGGTCAGGTACTCACCGCGCTTGCCCGGCTTGAGGAGCTTGACGTCAGCCCACTCAGGCTTGTTGGCGTCCAGCCAATCCCCGATGTTCGCCCGGTTGGCCGTCTTGCCTTCCTTCTCCAGCGCTGACTTGGCCTGATGGTACATGGCAAGGGGCGCCCGAAGCTCACGGGGGAGCTTGATCTGGTCGAACATGCCGTTGCCGTAGCGGCTCATCCGCTGTTGGGCTCGGGCGATGGCGTAGTTGGAGGGGTCCCGCAGGGCCTGCAGGCGCTCCAAGTTGCCGTTTTCCTTGTTCTGGTTCCACTCACGGACGCCTTCCAGCAAACCTGTGCGGAACTCCTGCGCCAAATCGGAGAAGTAGCCTGTGTCGATGCCGCTGATCTTCTCATAGGTCTGCACGTGGTCCAGACCCTTGGACTGCATGAACTTCTTCGCCATGTGGCGGGTCATGCCTTCCATACGGTTCACGAAGTCTTCTTCGGTCACATGTGCCAGCCTCTCGAACTGGATGGGACCGCCTTCATACTCCCGAACCAGCCGGGGAACTTGGCGCCCGGAAGCGGTCTTTGCCATCTCGATCTTGGGGAGCCTGAAGTCACCCGAGTGCGTGCGGCCTGCGTTCTGCGCGTCGCCGAACATCTCCGCTACCTTGTCCTGCAGGGTGCCGAAGTCCTCACCTGTGGCCTCCTTCAGGTTGGCAACCTGCTGGGCGGCCTCCTGCTGGATGGTGTCGGGGGTGTTGGTGCCTTGCTTGTACTTGGCGCCCGTGCCGATGACCTTACCCTCAGCCTTCGTCCGGGTCAGCTTGTTCTCACCCGTCTTCTGGTCGCGGGTCCACGACGCGACCTCGATCGCCGGAGACTCCTCGATGCGCTTCTTCTCAGCGGCCTTGCGCTGGCGGGCGGCCGTCTTTTGGGCCTTCTCCTTTGCCGCCGCCGTGCCCTTCTTGTGCGTCTGAAGCCGCTTGGCCGTCTCCTTGCCCGGCTTCAGCGCTTCAGCGGTCACATTGGCCGCCTTCTTTACGCCCTTGTCAGCGTTGACCGTCTTGGCGGCGTGCGCCTGCTTGATCTCCGTGCGCTTCGCCATGTCAGCCGGAAGCGTCTCCGGGGCGATGGTGCCGTTGGCCCGGATGTAGATGTGGTGTCCCCGCATGGTGCGCCACTCACCGCCGGGGTACTTCTGCTCTAAGTTGCTCCGATGTTGCGCTTCGATCTTAGTGGCCGGGGCTGATGCCTTCTTGACTGGGGCCGCCGCCTTCTTCGCCGGGGTCTTGGTCTTTGACGCAGATTTGGCGGGGGCCTTAGCCCCCGCCTTCTTCGCCGTGACCGCCTTCATCAGGTTGTCAGCGAAACCCATAGTCAGACCCTCCTCTGCTTGCCCAATTGGGACGGATGGATGATGAAGAGGGATTTCTGGATCCCGTTCTCACCCGTTGTCGGGTTGTAGTAGCGCTGTACACGGGCACCCGCCGCCTCATGGACCGGGCCGATGAGCAGACCGTGCGGCAGAGCCTGCTCAGCCTTGTAGATGGTCTGAGCGTTCAGGGCGCCCTGCTGGGTCTGCCCCTTGGCTTGCTTGGCGGCCTTGCGTGCTTCATAGCCGCCGGATGCCCTCTGCTGGGACTTCTTCAGGGCGCCGATGTCCTTCCCAGCGGATCCCCATGGGTCGCGCTTGTAGTCAGCATCGGACGGGCGCCCGCTGGCGTCAGCCTCCAGCGCCTTCAGGAAGTTCTCCTGCGCCTGCTGGTCGAAGACGAACCGGGTTCCGCCCATGTGCTTGGCGCCAACCTTCTGGAAGTAGGGCGCCGTCTCCGTCATGGCGTTGATGACCACCTTCTGGCCTTCTGCCTTCTCAAAGACAGCCGCCAGTAGGCGGGACCCGGCGCCCGGCTGGGTACCCTCAACCCCCCGGTGGCTGGGCGCCGTTTCAAGGTAGGCGACGGTGTAGGCGCCATCAGCCTCCGAACAGGCGGCGAAGCCTGCCCACTCAGCGCCGGACTTCAGGCCGATGACGGCGTGCTCGCCCTCCTCACCGTCCTGCCCGTCAACCAGATCGACCAGCGCCTTGCCGAAGTGTACTGGGTACTCCCCGGACTCTTCCCAGTCCTCCACAGCCGCGAAGATCTCGTCACCGCTGGGGTTCTCATAGAGTCCGAAGCCCTTCACCTTGTCGTAGGTTGCCAGTCGCCCACCTTGGGCGCCCTGTTGGGCACTGGAATGGCGGTTGACACCCTTACCAGTCCCGTCCTTCGGCAGGGTTTTCGGGTCGATGCCGCCTTTGTCGCCATTCACCGGGACCCGGCCCGGCGCATCCTGCTTGGGGATGGGGCCTGCGGCGCCCTTACTTGACTGGGCGCCCGGCTTCTGCTTCAGGTCGTCATGCGTCATCATCTGACCCTCTCCGGTCGCCTGCTCTGTTTCCGGCTGGGCCGGGCCGACTTGGTTGTCAGCCGGGGCCTTCCCGTCGAACTTGGCGGCCTCCTTCTGGGGGTTGGCCGTTTTCTTAACCTGCTTCCACTCGTCTACGTTGCGGTAGGTCTCGTCAAAGATCTTGCCGTCTACCACCCACTGGTCGCCCCGCAGGCCTTCGACGAGGTAATCCCCGGCCTTGCCGTGCATGACCTCGCCGCCCCGGTTCTCCAGCGTCTTGACGGTGAAAGGCTCAGTCATCTTCTTCGCCCTGACAACCTCACTGGGGTCCTTAAAGAACTCCTCCCAGCCGTCATCACCTACAGCAGACCCAGCCGTCTGGCCTCCGCTTCCTGCGCTCTTGTCCGGGCGAAGATCACCTGATTTCGAGCCAGAAGCCATTCGACCTCCGGCCGGGGCGCCCTTGCCTTGGTCCTCATCCGGCGCTTTCTGGGCCATCGACTCTTTTTCCGCCACGCCACGGCGCCCACCCCCCGCCGACTTCAGCAGGTCCACGGTAGCCAGCGCCTTGATGACGGTCGGGGACCGCAGGTTCATGATGTGGGCCGGGATGTCAGCCCCTGCCTTCTGCAGGTCCTGAATGAGCCGGGCCACAACGTGATCTAGGGCGCCCTGCTCCTCGATCGACTTCACCACAGACGGGGAACGAAGGTAGTCCACCCGCGCTTCCAGATCTGCCTTGCTCGTGCCTACGGCCATGGGTTACTTCGCCCCCTTCTTGGGCTTGGCGCTGGTGGAAGATTTCTTCGTGGGTGAAGAAGTTCCCTTCTTAGTAGCCGCCGCTTCTGCCATTTCGTAGCCCGTCTTCTTCGACTTGGTAGTTTTACCCGTTGTGGCGTCTCGGATGATGGGCTTCTTACTCATTACCGAGTCACCGAGAGACCCGCTTCCCTTGCCATAGAGCTTCTCCATGGCCGCCGCGCCCTCAGCCTTGATCTGTGCGTTGCGCTCGGCGTTCAGTTGGCGAGCCGTCTTGGGCTTGGCGGGAGCCTGCTCGGGCGCCGGGGCCGCCTTACCAGCCTTGATTGGGGCCGCTCCCAGATCCTGTGCCCTTACCTTGGTCCGGGCCGTCTTCGCCATCTCCGACTCAGACTTGGCCGCCGCCTTGGCGTTCTTGGCGGCCGCCCGCTCGTCAGCCGCCGCCTTGGCCTTGCTGTAGCTCTCCCGCGCCTTCGCCACGGCGCCTGCATCGGCGCCCAGCATCTCCAACACGTCAGCCACGGTCAGTTTGGAACTCACCTTGTTCGCGTCCACAGACCCATCAGACCCGAACACGTCAGCGATGAGCTTCCCCTTGCGCTCCAGCACACTCATCTTGCGCTGGTCAATCGAGTCAGCCATCTCAAACTGCTGGTGGTGGAAGTTGCTCTCCTGCCCCTGACGGTAGCCCCGGCCCAGCCGCTGTTCCATGGCCGCCGGAGTCCACTCGTAGTCCAGATCGATGTGCATGTTGGAGTTGGCCTGCAGGTTCATGCCTTCCGTCCCGGCCTTGGTCATCAGGATGACCTTACCTTTGCCAGCGTTGAAGTCGATCTCGGCCTGATCACGGGCCTTCTTCGACGTCGATCCCTGCACATACAGGAAGTCGCTGTCGCGGAAGCCATGCTCAGCCTTCAACTGCTCCTTCAGGAACTCCAGCGTCCGGGGCGACTGTCCGAAGACGATCGTGCCCTTGCCGCCCTTGTAGTTGTTCTCTTCGTTGGTACGTTCCCAGTTTGTGGCGATCTGGTCAGCCGCCTCCGTGATCTTGGGCGATGCATACCCCTTGGTCCGGATCTGCTTCAGGATGGGGTTGGCGGCCTTGATGCCCAGCCCCTCCAGCGCCTCCGGCGTGTCGATCAGCCGGGGGTCGATGGCGATCTGCTCCAGCCGCATTAGCTGGGTCAGCATGTGCATGTCCACCTTGGCGGCGCCGTCCATCCCCTGAAGCTCCTCAATCATGGACCCGCGCAGGTTTCCGTAGAGCTTCTTCTGCGAGTCATCCATGTCCAGAACAGCCACATCATGGGTCTTGGGCGGCATGGCGATCTTCACGCGGGGATCCTGCTTCTCCAACATGAAGAAGTAGGGCGAGATGAGCTTGCGCAGGTTCTCACGCTCGTTCCCCTTCACGCCGACGACGACCTTGGTCTCGCCGTCGCCCTTCAGGTTGGGGATGGTGTCGTACTGGGCAAACTTCTGCACAAAGCGCTTCTTCTCACCCAATATACCGGGGTTCATGAACTCCATGGCCCGGTAGGTCTCGTCCAGCTTGTTCATCATGGGGGTTGCCGTCAGCCACCATGTGAACTTCGGCGACATGTGCTCGAAGGCCGCCTTCGACCGGGCGCTCTTGGGATCCTTCAGGTAGTGCGCCTCGTCGAAGATGGCGATGTCGTTCTGCAGGGCGGCCTTGATCTGGGCGCCCTCGTTGGTCATGATGGCGTAACTCATGACCACGTAGTCAGCCTTCTTGGCCTCCTTGTACAGGCGCTTGCGCTCCTCCGGGCCGCCGTCGATCTTCACAACCTTCTTGCCGTCGAAGAACTTGTGGACCTCACGCTCCCAGCCGCCCAGCCGGGACGCTGGGACCACGATGACAGTCGGACCCTTGGCCTTGCCCTCCTGCTTCAGCTTCTCAGCCGCCAGCAGACTGGTCAGGGTCTTGCCCAGACCCGTACCGAAGCCCAGAACACCCTTCTCGATGGTGTTCAGGTAGTGCACGCCGGACCACTGGTAGCCATGGGGCTTGATGCCCTTCTTCATCGACTTGATCTTGACCGGATCTTCCACCTGCTGGGCCAACTCGCCCGCCTTCGCCCGGTCGCCCTGCGACGTCAACTGCTTGTGCAGGGCCGGATGATCCTTCTTCAAGGCGTCCAACGCCGACTGGTCAAAGCTGAACAGCGGTCCAAACTTCTCCACCAGCCCGGCGAGTTGCTTCGCAGGGAGCATGTCGCCGGGCAGTGTCCACTGGGGCTTCGGGTAGCTATCGTAGTAGGCGCCCGTCTTGGAGACGGCGTTCTTGAAGCTTCGGTGTGTCTTGTCGTTGTTATCATAGCCAATCATCTGGATGCGGTAGCGGTCCCGGTCATAGCTAACGGTTGGCCGCAGGCCGCCCTTACGCTCCTCTGCGATCTGTGCCTGCTTCTGGGCGTACCAGTCAGCCGCTGAGATGCCGCCGGACGGCCCGGTAGCGGCCGGGGCGCCCGGCTGGGCCGGACCACCTGCAGGCTCGCCCTTGTATGGGGGCGCCTTGGGGTCATGCCGGAAGGCGCCCTTGATGTTGTTCTTGAGCAGGTAGCCCAGCGCCTGCCCCGCATGGCCGCTGTCCGTCTTGATGGGGATGTGCCAGCCGGGGCTTTCGTCATTCTCCTTCCAGACGCCGCCCATGGCCTTGATCTGGTCCTTGTGCTCGAAGGTGTTGTTCTTGGCGCCACCCGGCAGAGTCTTTGGGATCACAAGCCAGCCACGGGCGCCGAAGCCGTGTTGCTTCTCAACCTGCTTCAGGATGGCCTCAACCTTGTCACCCATACCAGAGGTGTCCCGAACAGTCGCCGTGGCGCTCGATGATGATTCAGCCATCACCTCGCGGGCCTTCCGGGCGGCCAGCGTGTGATGCTCGTAAGTCATGCCCGGCCATGCCGTCTCCGGCACGATGCGCCCCTTGTGCACGTACACATGGCGCCCGTGCATGGTCACCCAGTGGCCGCCGGGGTACTTGGATGATAGTTCCTCACTGATGCCCTTCAGCAGGATGGCGCCCGGCACATAGGTGAGACCTTTGATCAGTAGTTGCAACGTTGTTACCCCCTTATGCGTTCCATACGCTTGCGCCGGGCGTAGCTTGTGTGCCCCATCGACAGGTCAGCCAGCGCCTCTTCTGGGGTCCGGGCGCCCTCGCGTACGTCCCGTGCGGCCTCCAACAGCGTCCGGCGGTTGCTGTTGCCCAGCAGGTTGTAGACCTTCGGCCCCAGTGCACCTACGGTGTCCTGATGCAGGGCTGTTGGGCTGTTCCAGAAGTCCTTCGGGGTCCGGGCGCCCTTCAGCGTGTCCAACACGTGTTGGGCCGCCTCTTGATGCATCTGCCAGCCTTCCTTTGTCGGCAGGGGCTGGAAGTACTCGTCATCACCACTGTTTCCGACAACATGCGGCATGTCTTCAGCCTGATCATGCAGTGCCTGCAGAACAAACTTCTTCCACGCCACCTTCTCCTTCTTAGCGGCGTCAGCCAACATGGCCCGGCCATGGGCGCCCGAAGCCTTGGCAGGCTTAACACCAGACACTGCTCCTTGAATCCGGGCAAGCAACCCCTTGGGCGACGTCGCGTCCTGTAAGAACGTCTGCAGGGATGCCAGTTCCGGATGCCCGGTCACATGTTTGAGCGCCTTGCCCGCCGCCGCCGACACAGCCGCTACGTCCTTCATGGGTGCCCGACTGAATTCACCCAGCGCCGCATGAAGTGCTGTGGCCGTCTTCTCTGGGAGCATGTCAGCCGCGTCTGCAATGCTGGCACCCTTACGGAAGAAGGGCGATCGGGATGCCATGTGCTCCAGCGCCATGGCAAACTTGCCGTGTACAGCGGCTGGTAGGTTGGCGAAAGCCTTGTGTGCGGCCTCTTCGATCTGATGCGCATGATTGAACTGGGACTGATCCGCCTTTACCTTGGCCTCACGGGCCTTGGCATCCTGCTGTGCCTCTGCTTCCCGTGCTTTCTGTACCTGCTCGCGGATCTTCTCAGCGACAGACTCCTTTGGTGTCTTATCAGCTTCAGTCAGAAGACCCTGCTGGCGGGCCAGTGCCCGGCACTTCGAGCACGTTAGCTGGTGAGCGTCGAACTTTAGACCATACGCCGGGGCTAGGGCGCCAGCGGCATGCACATCAACGCCCCGTACACCGTCAACTTGAAGCGTGCCTACACACGTGAAGCCGTCCGTGGTCTTGCGTGTCGCCTTGTCCTCGATGCGCTCACCAACCTTGTTACCCTTGGAGTCCCGCAGATGGATGACGTCACGTGAGTCACAGTACTCCACCTTGATCATGTGGACTTCACTGCCAGCCTTCCCATAGACGCCTAAGAACGTCCCCCGGTGAAGCTCGGGGTAGTTACCGTCAGCGTCTTGGTAACGCCGCCAACGGCGCCCGCTAACTTCGTCTTCGTACGTGTGCGGATAGGCCTTCAGCTTCAGCTTGCTAAGGTCAGATACACCCTGCAAGGCACCTGTCGGCCGCTCCTCCGGCTTCAGGTTGGCGAACGGGTCGCCCTTTGCGCCCTTGATGTTGACCTTGGTCGTGACCAGTGCCGTCGTCCCCTTAGACGTGGCTTTAGCCGGGGCCTTCGTGGCGCCCGGCTTCTTCTTTTCAGCTATGGTCTTCTTGGCCGCCTTGGGGTCCGGGGCCAGTTCAGGCTCGCCCCGGCGCTCGGCCAGCCGCTGAAGACGTCCCTTGGCCTTGTCTGGCTCCGGTTTGGCGGTCTTTGTCGCGGCCTTGGCCTTGACCGCCTTCGCAGGCTCGGCCTTGGCCTTGGTAGAGGGCGCCGTCTCCGGCGCCACCTTGCCATTCTTCATGATGTAGACGTGGCGCCCCCGTTCCGTCACCCAGTGCCCGCCGGGGTACTTGGCCTCCATCTCCTTGCCGATGCCAGAGGACCGGGCGCCCTTGATGAGGTCCAGAGGGATGGTGTCGAAGCCCTTAATCAGCAGGCGCACCGGAATCCCCTCCTTAGTACTGCCGATGCACGTACAGCGCCAGCGTGCCTGCCGTAGGCGCCGCCGCCGGAACGAGCTTCAGCCGGATGTACGGATACGCCCGGCCCAGCTTGGGCAGGTCATCCGTGTCGATGACAGCGATGTTACCTACCGGGTTGGCCTCCACGTTGAAGGCCGCGCCTCGGGATGCCCATGGGCCGTTTACATCATGGGCGGCCTCCACCGAGACATTCAGGGCCGCATCCAACGTGTCCAGCAGGAAGAGCGAAGCCGCCTTCACGTCAGTAAAGACGATCGGCTGGGTGTAGATGGGGTTGGTGTTGCGCGGGGAAAGGGTCGTGGTCTCACCGAAGTTGTAGAACGTCTGCAGGACAGTGCTCGACATGGTTAATGGCCCTCCTTGTTGGCTAGTTCCGCTTGGGCAATGGCGCCCGTGTCGTCATTCTCTCCGGCCTCTTCGACCGCTTCCACCACCCTCACTGGGGCGATGACCACTGGAACGAGCTTCAAACCCAGTTCACAAGCCACGTACCAACGGTGATGACCGTCTAAGATGGTCAGGTAACGGTCCACCAAGATGGGCGGCATGGGTTCGGTGTTGAAGTGCTCCCGCATGCGTTGGAGCTTCATTTGGTCTAAGAACGGCACCTGATTGGGGTTAGCCCCCAGTTCATGCGGCTCCCGCATCTGCCATTCGAAGTTCCAGTACTTATCAACCATCTCGTCGTGGTTCAAGTTATAGGCCTCGTCTGACTGGCCCAAGAAGTCGGCATGGCCCTTGATGAGCAGATCCGGGCGCCCGAAGAAGCTCTTGATGGCCTGCCGCTCCATCAGGATCTCTTCCGGCGTCTTCAGGTCGATCCGGCCGTCCGGGGTCACCTTCATGAACTTGGGATTGAACCACTGCCAGCGGCAACGGCAGTTTGGGTGGGCCGGAATGCAGGGGATCCAGTCCTTCTTCCGGCGGCCGTAGTTGGTCTTGCCAATCCAGACCTCGCGCCACGGGTCGCCGGGCGCCCGGACCACCTTGAAGACCTTGCCGTGAATGTGCTCCCGGCACCACTCACAGGCGGTCCCGTCCGACTGGCCGATCACCCAGTCGCCCTCTTTGAGGGTAGCAAGGTAGCCGTTCGACATGCACTCAGCCAGTTCTGTGATGGCGATGCGGCGCCAATCCCGGTTAAACTCGCCCAACTGGTTGAGCAGGGCCTGCCGAAGCTCGTCTGGGGTCCAACGCCCCCGGCGGGCCTCGATGACCAGTGACCGCACCTTCTGAATCACGTACTGATTCTGGGTGGCAATCTTTTCTCCTGCATGAAGTTGCGCCCACTTGATGGCTTCTTCCTCAAGGTTCGTCATGGGCAGTACGGGCTGGTCTGGGGCGCCCTTGTCAGCCCGCAGGCGGTACTCCTTGCCCGGCTGGGGCGCAGGCATCTGCTTGCGGGCACTGACGGTCACAGGTAGCTCCGGCATGAAGATCTGGGGGAGCTTCCGGCCCGCCCGGTCAAAGGCGCTCATCAGGGCGGCCAGTGCGTCAGCCTTGATGATGTAGCGGTCGGCCAGCGTTGCGTTCTTGGCGAGCCCCTTGCGCAGGAGCTTCTCAATCTCGGCCAACTCAGCGGCGGTCCATGCCTTTCCGTCCCGCAGGTACTTGATGACGGACTTGGGCAGGTACTTGTAGCGCATCAGGTCGTCATGGGCGCCCTTGCTCAGGTCGATGGTGATGCCCTTGCCCAGCGGCTCAGGGCTGTGCATACCGTCTGAGTCAAAGTGCAGGGCTTCAGGCGAGGCGCCCAGTCCCAACTGATCGATCAAGTGCATGATGGTGACTGTGGCCGCCTCCATGAACTCCATGTAGGTGGCGTCTTCCAGATCAGCCCATGCAGGGTGCTGGTCGTTGCGTGTCCAGATACCCCCTAGGGTATCATCTAAGGTACTCAACGTGACTCCAAACGGATATGGCATGGGGTCTTCCTCCTCTGTCTGCAGATAAACCCTTGAAAGGCTACGGACTGGTGCGATTTGACGATTTCACTTTTGAAAATGGCCCCCCTACCCCCTGAGGTACAAAATAAAAAACGCCGGGGATTTTTATTTTTATTTTTCACGGCTCAGAAGCGACGAAGTGTGCGCCCCTCAAAGTTGCCGTGTTCGTAGACTTTCAAAGGGTAATGATCTCACCGCTCACCGAAAAGGTAGTACCGTACCCCGGCCCGGCCCGAAACATACCCCCGGAGGGTACAGGAAGAGCCTAAGAGAATGCACACTGATGATGATAGATATGAATGATGATCTATCTCTATATCTATCTATATCTATCTATATATATCTATATATATAGATATGCTGGAGTGTGTCAGAAAATTCTTGCGTAATAAGGCAAAGGAAAAGGGGGCCGGGCGCCCGGCCCCCTCCTACTTCGACGGGGTTCGCTTTGG